ATCTTGGCTCGTGGCTTCTTCGCCCCGTTGCCAACCGAATGCGCCCGCACTGCATGAGACGGCACGGCCACATTGCCGCGCGTGTATCCGTTGCGTTGATGCGCTCGCCGTGTATGTTGTCGAAGCGTTCGGCGCTGGCCGGTCGCTGGTCTGTAGTCCGTTCGACTGAATACTGTTCGCCCTTGGTTGCCGATGAACGCGCCCTTGTAGATCTTACGATTGCGCCAGGCATTCGCAGAGACGCCAGACTTCACCTCGCGCGCACTGAAGTTGATGAGGTTCGGCGCGTACTTCTTCGCTACGATCTTCGCTTCTGGCTGCGCTCGAGTAGCGCGGTAGATCGGCAGTCGCTCGCGTATCGATGACTTCTTCAGCCCGGTTACGCTATTGATATCGTTCACGGCAGTAACGCGAGCAGATACCGCAACGCGATTCAATGCGCTTGGCACTGCTGCTGCGATCTCTTGCTTGAACTGGAAGCCTAGACGTTTCTCGACTTCCTTGATGTCTACTCGAACATCGTATTGCATACGTGCTCCGGTGGTCGGCCTTTGAGTCTAATTAACCCTGTGCAGTGTGCCGGTCGGAGCGTCTGGGCGCATTCGCCCCAGTCTGCCCGCTTATATCAAGTTTTCGGGGCACTGTCTAGCGTCTCTGCAACTTTTCTTTCGGCCGTCTCGACACGGCGCATAAGGGTGCGCCTGCTGATGTTCAGACGCTGGGCCTTTAGCCATAGCGGGCCGGTCGATACGTAGTAGGCGATCAGCGGCTGCTTCCACGCTTGGGCTAGCCTAGCGACCGCCTGTTCGGTCTCGAGGATGTCATCGGGTGCCAGCCCTGCGCCCGACCCCTTGCCGCCTGTGTTGGCCCATGTGAAAGCCGCTGCGGTCGGGTAGCCCGTCACGGGTCGGCCCCTGCACCATCGGCCCCATTGGCTCAACTTAACTCGAGTGTATTCGATCACCGCATCGCCTCCGGTTTAACCTTTGCGTTGTACCGTTCCCACAAATCCTTTACGACTTGCTCTGGTTCCCTCGCCTCGATCCATTCGCCCCTCGGCTCCCAGACGGATCTGGCGATCTCCTGCGTCTCGGATAGCCGCCCAGACTTTGACTTGATCTCGAGCCAGCACACGAAGTAAACGACCTCGCCCAATGGCCCGACTTGAGGCAATGGGCGGAGCGCCAATTTGTCGGGGATGCCTAACCCGGCTTTCGTGTAGTCGATCAGCGAGAATCCCGCAGCCTTAACGGCCGCTGATATCTCACCGTCGTTCAAGTCTCGGCGCGCGGCGTGTCTCACTTGGTGCCCTTCTTCAGAATCTGCCGCCGCCCCTCTCGCGTCATGCTTAACATTTGCAGCCGGTCATAGTCGAGGTCGATCATGTCGCAGACCCATCGCATCGACCCGACGCCTTGCTGGTCGGAGTAGATCCACTCTTTTGCACGGCGCGCATACCCCGCGCGGTTAAGGTCGGCTATGGCTTGGTAAACGATTGCCGCCCATAGCGCACGGATCGGCTGATCGTCGGCTACCAGTTGGCCGTCATTCTGGCTAGGTCTACTGCTTTGCATAACTCCTCGATGATTGGTTTAGTGGTCTTTCGCAGGCGGTACAACTCGCGTTTCTGTTCCCGCCTGCGGTCTCGTAGTTTCTCGGCGTGTCGCCAGTAATATTCGCGCTGGTATTCCGTCCGCTTGTTGCCATACCTTACAGCCTCCGAGGCCGCGCGCTGGGCCTCTGGCGTGAGGGATTGGTGGAGGTGGTAGTTGTGCGGCTTGCCTCCCACTGATTCGATCCCGCAGATGGGGCAGTTACGGCGCATGGCGGCTGCACGCCTCCTCGGCTTGCTCGAAGGTCTGGTACAGCCCAAGACACTTCGGAATGCGCCGCCCGTCCTCGTTGTGCGTCCAAGCCACGTATAGCCCGTCTGGGGCGTTTTGGTCTTGGCGGATGGCGTAGGTGCGGCAGGCGCTGACGTGGCCCCAGAATGGATGAGAGAGCCATTGGAGCGGCTGGCGGAGACGTAGGGCGGTTTGTGTCATGGCGTGTCCTCGTCTGTGGCCCACTGCGGGCGGGTGCCGACTTGGCCTTCGGGGTCTTGGTAGTGCAGCACTCGCGCGCCGAAGGTCTGCTGGAAGGCCAGCATCATCGACAGCGCCTCCGGCCCTTCGTGCCGTAGTAGTCGCTCGCCGACCGCCGTGGTCGGGGTAGGCTTCGGCATCTTCAATCGTTTCGCCAACTGGGGGGAATGTCTCATCGTGTCTCACTAACTGGGGGGACAACTGGGGAAAAACCTAAACGCGCGTAAGTCATTGATTCTTCGTTCCCCCAGTTGATCCCCCTATATACAACTGGGGAACTGGGGAACTGGGGGAAAGACCCCCAGTGTCCCCTCCCAAGTTGCCTTCCGACTGGGGGAAAGACTTGGGATAACTGGGGAAACTGGGGGCAATTACGTTGCTCAAAACGGTACAACCTCATCCTCCTCGGCCTTCTTGTCGCCAACCTTAAACGCCGAAATATAACGCCCCTTCGCATGATCGCGAGCAGACACCTTGACCAGGCTACCCTCGGACACCCACTCATCGAGCACACGCCGAACCATCGACCGCGCACCGGCATCGTGAACATCCAACTCCATATGCCTCGCCACGATCTGCCCGGCCCATTGCGCGCTGCGAACATCCGCCCGCACTAACAACGGGTCGCGCTGATACGTCGCGTCTATGTCTGCCAGAATGACCGCCTTTTGACCCGGCGACATCTGCGAGTCGGTCGGCGGGTTCCACTCATCGACCACGCCCACCTTGTCGCCATCGGGGTACACCGCATCACCGTTGCCAAGATCGATGCTGACCAGTTGCCGCCACAGCCGCTCGTCCGTCGGCGGTCTCATGTTGGCCTTCGGATTCTGAAGCCAGAAATATCGACGCCGATCCTTTGCTTCGATGCCGTACCGCTCCGCCTCGGGTTGCCCCATCGCCGCAGCAATCCGCACGCTACGACACGCCCCGAGCAGGGCAGACGCCCCGCGCACGTCCTCGCTCGACGCCTCGTTGCCGTTGCCCTTACGGAAATGATGCACGATCTCGACCGCCAGGTTCGCCTGCTCGGCTATCGCGCGCCATTCCCACATCACCTTCTCCATCGCCGGGTTATTGTTCTCATTGACCGCGTGCGTCGAAATGAACGGGTCGAGAATCATGGCGTCAATGCCCTCATCTCGAGCGCACTTCACGATCTGCTCACGCACGGCAGGCAGTTGCATTACCGTTCCGTCCGCTTCCTCGGCCACGATGATGCGGGTATCGCGACCAGAGGTGAGGTACAGATTCTGCGCGACCTCCTGCGGGTCTAGGCTGTAGTGCTTACAGATCGCCACGAGCCTACGCTGCAATTCGTCCAGCGGGTCTTCCCCATTGTGAATCCAGACCTTGAGCGCCCCGGTCGGCAGTTGCCACTTACCGCGCAGCAAGTCACGCCCAAGCGCCATGCTGACCGCCTCGACCATCGTCATCGACGACTTGCCGCCACCGCCCGCGCCTGCCGTCATCGACACCATGCGGCGCATATAGTGGAAGCCGTACAGCCACTGCCGAGGCGGTATGCAATCGGCCTCTATCGGTTGCCAGCGCCGCGCGACGATGCTTTCGGCGGCTGCGTGCTGCGCCTCTTTGGCCGGTTCCGTGGCCGGTTCCGATGTCCGCTCAAGCCCTTGAGCCTCGGGAAATGCCGACCAGTCTGCGGCATCGTCGAACCTTCCCGGCGGCGGCTGCGGCATGCCCTGTAGGCGCACCTCCGGCATCGTCCCGCCAAACTTCCGCACGGCGCTCTGTGCCATCGGTTCGATGCGGCTGCGAAGGTCGATCCCGTCGCCGTTTAGGCTGCTCCCGCTGCTGTCGAGTAGTTCATTGAGCGCGGCCACGATGTCATCGTAAGCCATGCCGCGCGCTGCCCATCGGCTCGACAACTTGAGCATGGATTCGTAGCGCCCCTCGCCACGCGCGAATGCCTCGAGCAACTGCTGATTGCTGCGTGTATCGCGCCCGGTCTTGGCGTCCGTGCCTTTGCTTTGGTGGTATAGCGGCTCAAGGTCTACCGCCTGGTCGATGCACCGGCCGTGCGACTCGAACCATTTATACCGCGCGCCACGCACTGCGCCGAAGTAAAACGACTGCGACAAGGTGAACGACTCCCGGCTAGCGATCCCACCGAGCGCACGGTTAGCGCGGGCTACGAACACGGCGCGCTGTGCGGGCGCAGCCGGTTCGGATAGCGGCATCAACGCACGCCATCTCGGCGCGCCTTCGGTGTAACTGGCCGAGGTATAAATCATCGAGACAAGCCCAGCGGCCTGCAATCGCTTGTGTCCTTCCTCCGGCGTGACTTCTTCGCCGTCGTAGTCAACCTCGATCCCGTACACCCGCCGTACGTTCTCGCCATAGCGCAAGTATCCAGAGGGCGATGGCTGATCTCCGTATTCGCACAGCGACAGCAGCGGACACGCCGCTTTCGTCATATGCACCGGAGGGTTAGCCAACTTGCGGACAAGTTCCACCCAGGGCGAGTCGGCAAACTCTGTCTTTTCGCGCGGCCATACGTCCTGGAAAACCGTGTAGGTAATCAGCGGGCCGTTGTTGCCGACGCGCGTAATGCTCTGCGATGTCATCTCTTATAACCCCCAGCGCCTTTGCTGCTGTTGCATGACCGGCAAAGCAACTGATAAGCCGCGCGTTTTCCGTGAAACTCTACCCATTCCGCCTCGACGGAGGCATCCGCCATCACGTCGCCGATGCCGTCCTTCTGATACAGTTTTATATCTCTCGATTTCAAGAAGTCCGAGGCGATACTGATAAACGGCTCGCCAACATGATCGACTGTTATATCGTAAGGCACACGACAGTTTTCATTGGCGCATATGTGCTCGGCGCATTGATCCTTGAACGCTCGCATATGCTCTCGAACTGCGATCCGCAGAGCCGCAATATTTTTTTGAAACTGCTTTTCCAGTTGATACTTTTCTAAATCCTTCGCATACGCCGCGTCAATTGCCTTACGCCACGACCACTGCGCCGGGGCCGTCCAGTCATACGCGACAACATGAATATGCCTGTTGTCTGAAGGAAACTCTGGGTTTTCTTTCTTTACCACGTACTTCAAGTCTGTATTCGTTATCGCGGACAGCCGCTCTCGGGCTTCATCTGACCATATCTCGCCTGTGAAAAACTTGTCTATAAGTTCCCGAACCTCTGCCAATGCAGCGGCCTTTGTTTTCGGTCGGTCGGTCATGGGTAGATATCCGGCCTCAAGGCATTTCTCCCTACTCCGGTAGCGGCCTCGATGTCAAGTACCCGCATGACCGGCACGCGGCCAGCCTCGACCCACTGGTGGACAGCCTGCGGTTTTATCTTGAGTTTTCGCGCGAGCGCGGCCTGTCCGCCAGCCTTTGCTATTGCAGCAAGGAGGGCGGATTTAGGACTTTGGTGTGGTTGTTTACGCATACGCGGCCGAGCATACCGCAGGGCGGACAGAAGTATCAAGTATTGCTTTTCTATCAAGCAGTGCTTGACACCCCGAAATTGGCATGGTTTACTACACACATGGACGGCGCAGTGCCGATCCAGAAGCGATAGAAGGAGATGACAATGACCGACGAAACTGTGGAACGATGCACCTGTTGTGATCGCGTACTCAACAAGAAAACGCTGGTCTATTTAGAGTTGAACTGGCGCACCAGAAAGTACAGCAAAGACAGTGTGCCGTCTGAAGAAAGCCAGGGCTATTTCCCGTTCGGTCAAGGGTGTGCAAAAACCGTTTTGAAAAGAGGCGGAGAGGTGGCGGCATGAACCGCCCCTTCCCCTGGCCGCAAGTAATCGCCATGTTTTTCCTGTGCCTCGTCGCCTGCGCTGTGGAGCCATGCGACGGGCACTCGTGTGATGAAGAAGTAACCATTGTTAAGGAGTAAGAAGTAATGAGCATTTATGTAAGCGCAACATCTGGCGGCAACTATCCCGAGCGCAAGCCCATCGAAGCCGGAGCCTACGCCGCCATCTGCGATATGGTCGTCGATCTCGGCGTGCAACCCTCACCTGGCGGGCAGTTTGCCCCGAAGCGCACGCTGCTGCTGCGGTTCCAAATTCCAAGCGAAAGAGTTGAGATCACGAAGGACGGCGAGACGAAGAGTCTGCCCGCTGTAATCAGCCGCACGGTCGGCCTGTCGTTGAACGAGAAGGCCACGCTCCGCCAGTTGTTGCAATCGTGGCGCGGCCGCGCGTTTACGCCCGAGGAGTTGAAGAAGTTTGATTTGACTGCCGTCCTCGGCAAGCCTGCATTCATCAACGTGACGCACTCGACCAAGGGTGACAAGACCTACGCAAACCTGACGTCGATCATGCCCCTTCCCAAAGGCATGGCCGCACCGACCCTTGAGGGCGACGCGCTCTGGTTCTCGACCGACACGCCAAACCCCGACGTATTCGACAAGTTGCCGGGCTGGGTGCAGGACAAGATCGCCAACCGGATCATCGACAAGCCGAAAGCCGCAGCACCCGCTCCGGCCGCTCCGGCTGCGTTCGTCGATGACGAGGTGGCCTTCTGATGGCTACTGCACGTTATGGCTATAAATTGGCGGACGGCACGAAGGTGCCGTCGGTCACTACCATTTTGCGTATCAAAGACCCCGGCGCGCTCATCAACTGGGCTTATAAAACAGGGCGCGTTCACGGCAACCTGGAAGGCAAGGGCCAGTTTGCACCGGCCAACCTTTACGAGGGCAACGATGCCTTGCAAATCGGAACGTGCGTCCACGAAATGTGCGAGGTATTCGTAAAGGGTGGCGATCCGACCGCGCATCTTGACGCTGTGATGGAGAAAGCCGAGACGCTGGACAAGGCAGCATTCCGCGCGCAAGTCGTCAGCGCGTACAGTGCATTTGAGTTTTGGTGCAAGGGCACGCAACTTGAAATACTCGAGTGCGAAGTGCCAGTGCTATCCGAGACGCACCGCTACGGCGGCACGCTTGACTTCATCGGGCGGCTGAATGGGCGCTTGGTGCTTGGCGACTTCAAGACCAGCGGCGGGGTGTACCCCGAGTATCTGATCCAACTGGTCGCGTATGCGAAAGCATATGAAGAGTGCAAGGGCTTGAAGATCGACGGCGGGTATCACCTTCTGCGCTTCAGCAAGGAAAACGGCGACTTCGGGCATCACTTCTACCCAAGCCTAGACGACGATGCGTGGCCTGCGTTCTTGCATCTGCGGGCGCTGCATGATCTCAATGAGAAGTTGAAGAAACGGGCGGCTTGATTTTTTATTGCATGGTGCGGCTCGGCGAGTGGGCGCACGTGCCAAGCCCAGAGTGGAGAGCCAAACTGGCGGAGAATACTAATGAGCGATTATAGAGTTAAAATCTCCGTTTCAAATGCGCGTATACGCAAAGCAATCGAGGCAGCAGGGTATACCTCCGTGCTTCAGATGTGCAGGGTGAAAAACCTATCAATTACCGCCACGTTTAATCTCGTGAACATGAAAACCTCACCGCTCAACAAGAAGGGAGAATGGAGATTGTGCGTGTTGAAGTTGGCTGATGCGTTGTATTCACTGCCCGATGATCTTTTTAGCGAACAGCAAAAAGTAGTTGTCCTCAAAACATCTACAGGCACCAAAGATGTTACTGAATCAGAACTTGTCCGTATCAGCGAACAGTATATCTGGGACAATCGTCTTGAAGATATGCAAGACAACGAAGGGGTTCGTGAGATTGCCCATGAACAGGCCGAAAATCTGATTAAACAGGCGATGGATTCGGCACTTACCTCAAGAGAAAAACAAGTTTTGAATATGAGATTTGGAATGAATGGGGAAACAAAATCATTTTATGAAGTAGCCTACCAATTCGACGTAACTCAACAGCGCATTCGTCAAATTCAGGACAAGGCGTTACGCAAACTCCGCGCTTACGCTAAAAGAGAAAAGAGTAAAGTGGGTAAAATATTGAATGAACTCAGAGATGATATAAGCGAATGACTTAAGAGAAAAAACAACAAACTTTGCATAGATTTTTTTAGGAGACAATAATGGGTGAGCCAATGTACACCGACGACGACGAAATGTTCCAAGACCTACCCCACGATCCGGTGGATTCACCGCGCCACTACCAACTGCGAATCGGCGGAGTGGACGCGGAAATGATCGACGTAATCCGCGCCATTCTCGGCGCTCGTGGCACGCTGACTTACTGCCACGGATCGGCGCTGAAGTATCTCGGGCGCGCTGGCAAAAAAGACGGCGCACCGACGGCGCAGGATTTCCGCAAGGCTGCGTGGTTTTGCACGTATGCCGCGCATATGGCGGAGGATCTCGCCAATGACTAACCAATCCTCGCAGGAAGCCCTGCACGCTATTGCCGAACTGCTCGGCACCAGGCCAACGCCTGCCATGGTGGTGGCCGCGCTCGAGGCAGCGTACTCGCTCGGTCGGTGCGACCAGATACTCGAGACTACGGAAAAGGTGAAACATGAACTGGCTTCTTGACATCATCCGCAGGATTCGGCGGTCACGCCGTGAGGATTGGCGGCACGTACCGCCGCCGAATTGGGCCTGCTCACGCAAACGCGCGGGAGGGCTTTACTGGTGAAAGTAGAAATCTGTCCCGAAAGCATGGCCGAAATTACTCGGGCCGAATTGCAGTTGACGCTGCAACTGTTCAAGCAGGATTTACGCCAGCGGAAAGCGGGTAAAGGCGCAGCGGTATTCGCCCACGACAAGACAACCGACATTGAGCAGATAAAGCGGCACATCGAGGCCACGGAAATGCTCTTGCGGTACTTTGGGGGAAGCACTAAGTGAAACTCTATGACGTACCACGAGACTCGCGCATCAAACTTGCCGACGGGCTGGAGCTGAACTTCAAGCGCATCGACGGCATGTACTCACTATGTCTGACCGACGACAACGAGCCGGTGCATGTCGCAGCGTGGACTGAGGTTGCAATGGTTAAGAAGGAGGAACCGAAATGACTGACCTAAATTTTGAAGGACTATCGGACAAGCAACTGCGACTCTTTGCCGTGCGGTGTGCAAGGCGAGTACAGCATCTGATGACCGATCCGCGAAGCATCGTCGCGCTTGATGTTGCGGAGCGTTACGCCCATGGCGAAGCGACGGATAAGGAACTGGCCGAGGCGGCGGATGCGGCGGGTGCTGCGGCACGGGCTGCGGATTCGGCATGGGATGCGGCTGCGGCGGAAGCGGCGTGGGCTGCGTGGGCTGCGAGGGCTGCGAGGGCTGCGGCGTGGGGCGCGGTATGGGCTGCGAGGGCTGCGAGGGCTGCGACGAGGGGCGCGGTATGGGATGCGAGGGCTGCGGCGGACGCGGCGCTGGCTGCGGCGAGGGATGCAGCGATGGATGCAGCGGCGAATTCGGCGAGGGATGCGGAACTCGCTGAACAACAAAAGATCTTGGACGAGATTCGAAAGGAGCCGAAATGACCACACTACGCGAAGCCGCCCAGCAGGCGTTGGAGGCGCTACAGGCTTATGGCAGCCATACTCCAAACTGTGATTATCTTGTTTTGCTGACATCATTGCCTCCGCAACGCAAACCGTGTTCGTGTGGGCTTGGTGCCAAAATCACCGCCCTCCGCGCCGCGCTGGCAGAGCCAAACCACGACTACGAGCGTGGGTTCGTTGGTGGCATGAGTGAGCAAGTACGGCGCGACGTAGAAAGGGACGTAATGTCATCGCTTGAACGCTTCTACGCTATTGCCGTAACAACCGAGCGGGAGGCGTGTGCGAAGGTGTGCGATGCTCTGTCCGATAGGGACTATGGCCCGTATGGAGAGGATGCAGAAGCAAGGGACAGTGTCGCGTGTGAACAATGCGCCGACGCCATCCGCGCAAGAGGTGAGACATGAACGATGAATTGGAAAGGCTGATCGACCTGCTTGAGCAGTCCGTTGCAAAGAACGGCGAAAAACCGCTGACAAACAAATGGCTGCTTAACATTTTGAAGATAATAGAGCGACAGCAAAACCCCGACTGGATGGAGGAGCAGTAAGACATGACCGACGACATCGAAACCCTGCGCCGGGAAAACGAGCGGCTGCGGAAGGAACTAGTCGAAGCCGAAGCCGTGCGCGAGCGGTGCAACGAGCGGGCATTTCGGTTGGAGTCCGAGGTCGAGCGGCTGCGGGAGGCGTTGGATAACTTGATTGTCGCCTGCGAATTGCCCGGCGATCATTGTGAAGTGGAACAGGCTCTGCCTTATGCCAAAGCCGCACTACAGGAGCAACCGCGATGACCCGCGACGACATCATCCGGCTAGCGAAAGAGGCTGGGCTAACGCAGGAACCTTTTTGCCGATGGGGTGGCTACTTGGATGACCTTATGCGCTTCACCGCCCTTGTTGCCGCCGAGAAAGAGCAGCAGATGACCCGCGACGGCTGGCGACAATGCGCCAAAGGGCAAAGGACGACGCAGTTTTGTAAGTTGCTTGACGCTGCGGTGAAAGCCGAGCGGGAGGCGTGTGCGAAGGTGTGTGATGAATTACGCGACGAAGATGGATTTGAGCCTTACGGAACTGAATGCGCCGCCGCGATTCGGGCGAGGGGTGAGGTATGAAGGACGAATGGGATTTAGAAGTCGAGCGTATGCCGTGGCGATTCAATCCACCGAAGCCGGATTTACGCGCGGCGCTCTTGCAGTTGCGCTCATTAGGATTTAACGCCGAGGCCGACTTGATCGCGGGTGAGGTTCTCAACGTGCAGAAGGTGAGGGCCAAGGAGGCCGAGGCATACATTCTGCTATCGGCCGCGTGGCCTGCGCTGGTACGTGCCGGGCGCACGGAATTGGCCGATCAGATTTCGCAGTTTCTCGCTGATTAGCGCCGGACGTGATACGGGCTGGCCTTTTTGAAATGGTCGGCATTGCACTGCACGGCTTGGTCGATTGGCCGCGCGATCTCTGGGTGCGAACAATTAAACTTCGAGTTGCGATACACGAAGAAGGCGCAATTCTGGCAGAGTTCCGGTTCAGCCCACGACAATTCTGTTATCAATTCACGATCCAGCACGCGCATGACTACACCGGAGCGCCTCGAAACCACGCCTTGCCAGCGTCCACGGCGACGATCTCCGGCTCTAGCAGTCGCCCCTCGCGGTATGTCAGCACCACGAAGCCCGACGCCCAGTTCAGCGGCCCGGCTTCAACATACGTGAACTGCGGGCCTTTCGGCTCGGCCATCGTGCCGCAGTCCACGCCGAAGCGTCGGCCGCGATAGTCCGCCCACGGCGTGTATTGCAACTTGTGAAGGTGGCCGTGGACGTAATGCGTTCCCGCGCGCAGTGCCGAATTGTAGGCCGCGTGGATACCGCCGCTCACCGGCCGATGCCTAATGACCGTCCACGCATACTGCTCTGCGTTCAGATGCACGGCCCAGCCCGCGCGCCACCGTGGCAGATAGTCGATCAGCGTCGAGCCTGGCACCTCTTCAAGTTCGGGCACGTTGCTGGATAGGTAGTTTTCAAACCGAGCGTCGTGGTTGCCGATTGTGCGTAGCAACTGCGCCTTGCCCGCCGCGCGCTCAATCTCCGCGCATCGATCCTGTACTGCGTGCAGTTCGTCCTTCAGTTCGGGCTGCTTTTCCCACATGATCCGAGAATGCCGACTGATCCGCGCGCCGTCCAGAATGTCACCATTGAGGATGACGATATCGGGCTTCAGCGCCTTCGCCAACTTGCAAAATGCCTCATGCGCTGGCGTAACAACGCCCGGCCAGTAGTGGCAATCGCTCGCCACCATCACCACGCCGTCGTGCAGTTCGAGGTGCATTTCGGATTCGTAGCGCCGCGCGCGATCCTCGGCCAGGCGGTTGGCCGCTTGTCCTGCTTCGGCCTTGATGCCTGTCGTGCAAGTCGGTGCAATCTTACTCGGCAATGCTATGCCGTGTTTAGCCTCAAGCGAGCGCCTGCGTTGATGGACACTCCGCACCGGCAGAGACAGTGCGTCGGCTACTTTTTTGGGTGATCCGTAACGCTTCCATGCGTCGATGAATTCCTCGTCGGTGTAACGCCTTGGCATTTAATCCTCAAAGGTTGTGAGCGATTGCTGGAGCAGATGCCCCAGTTGATCGACGAATTGCTCGTCTCGGGACAGCGGGTGCGCCATCATGTCGAGCATGGCGTGCGTCCATTCATGGCAGAAGGTTTGCTGTAGTGATGTCATCGGCTGACCGCCGAGGATTTCGATGCGTAGGCGATCCGGTATCCAGATTCCGACGCAATCCTTATGCTTCCACCGGCTGCGCGGGATGACTCGAACCGTGATGTTGTGCCCTAGAAGTTTGAAACTCTTAGGGATGCCGGTTTTCATTTTTCGTCCTTATTGGCTCAAGAACATTGACCGCTCATCGTTCCGTCGCTTGACCAGCCCAGGCAACACCTTGCCCGCTGCCTTTGTCCACATGAGAAACGCATCGGCCGCACCCTCGATGTCGCCTCGGTTGTAGCGCATACGAATACTGCTGCGCTGAAGATTGCCGAGGCCGACGTTAAAGGCAAAACTTACCAGAGCGTCGAATTGGCCTTGATGATTAACAGAAGCAGGGCAAAGTCGGGCCACGCCGCGCTCAAACCGCGCAAGGTCTTGAGCAAGGATAGCGTCCACCTCGTCCATCGTGAGTGTGCGATCCCACCCTGCGGGTATCGGTAGACTGCGCCGCTCTTCATACTTCACCGCTGCGTGTGATGGGTCGATAACGTGGCCGACGCCGACACTCCAGAGCAGCGCCGGACATTGATACGGCCGCGTGCGGACGCCTTCATGGTGCTTCACCATCTTGATGGCTGCGGCAGACGCTTTCATTTCTTGTTAAATGCTTGCGTCCCAAACCAGAAAGCAATGATGCTCGAGAGAATCATCATCTCATCGTCGCTAAATACGTTTTCCATCGCAATGGCAAACGGAATGCCAGTCGTATAGGCATACCACACACCAGCCACGTTGAGCGCGACAAGTTCCAGCACAAAGATGTACGTCACGACCGGACGCACACTTGCGCGAAGGTTAATCATCCACTGACTCGCGCCCTTGCCGATCTCAATGTCATGCTGGTACAGGGCTTGCCGTTCCTCGCCAGCCGTCTGCGTCTGGATTTGCTCCAGTTTGATTTCCTCGACACGCGCTTGTGCGATCAGCCCGCGTTCAGCCAGCGCCAACTCGCGCTCCTTTTGTGCTGCGACCAGTGCAAGTTCGTGTTTCTTGTCCTGCCGGTCTTGGAAGATGGACAGAATCTTGGGCAGACCACCCGCAAGGAATGACAGAAAGGTGCTAATCATGGTCATCATTTGCTTGCCCTCACTACGTTATCGCCCTTGGTCACGGTCACATGGTCGCCTTCAACGTCCACGCGCATCGGCTGTTCTTTACGATCCAATTTATCCAACTTGGTGATAAGGCTCTTTATGACCTCAAACTCTGGCTTTTCTTCCTTCTCAACCGTGCCTGCAATGCCGTTGAGCATCGAAATCAGCGCGGTCAGCGAGGCACCCAGTAGGCCCATCACGGCGGCGATCTTGTCGCTATCCAGCGCAAGGCTAGAGAGGACGCCAATCACCACGATGACCGTGATATAGGCCAGACCATGTTTGCCGATAGCCTTGCCCGCCACATCTTTGGCGCTGCTGTTTGCCTCAAGCCGCTGAAGTTCGGCCTTGATTTGAACTCTTAAAAGTTCGATTTCGCTATTGTCGCTCATTACTTGTCGGCCTTTTTATTTATCAGATCCCAGGCTGATTTCATCTTGTCCTCAAGAACCGCCACTCTTAGGTCAAGTTTTGACAAGACAATAATCAGCGTGATGAGTGCAAGAATGACGGGCCACGCTCTAGTAAACATCTCGAATATGTCCATAGCGCCCCCTACTTTTTATTGTTTGCGATCTTCTCTTTGATGGTCAGAGAATGAGAAATGATTGCAAACAATCCGACGATAATGGCCGTGACGCCAGCAATAAAAGTAACGATCTCATTCGCGCTTGAAAACCAACTGGTTCCCGCTGCTGCAATCGAAACGCCTGCGGCAATATCCGCGCCTCTGCTTGTGTTGGTCATGGTGGTGTTCCGCCTCCCCCGGTTCGCGTAATCGTTACCGGCACGTCAGCCGTTGCGGTCAGCGGCGTGCCACCTGTCGAATCTGTCACGGTGCAGCGGTAGATGCCCGAAACAAACTCATCTTCGTTAAGCGTGGCGCTGAATGTCGTCGTCGCCGCGCTCGGGCTTGTGATGGTGAAACTGTCACCGGATACAAAGGCCCAGGAATAGGTATAGGGAGTCGTGCCACCGGAAGCCGTCACGGTGGTGGATGCCGTGGTCAGCGTTGCGGCTGATCCGGTTTTGCTAAGGGTCGTCGGCGAGGCGCTGGCAGTCATCGCCACGCGCGTAATCTCCACCGAAACAACTGCGGTTTTCGTGGCTGCTGCTGCATCGGTCACGGTGCAAGTAAATACGGCGCTGTAAGTCGAACCGCTCGCAAGACTCGATCCGGTGAACGTGGTGGTTGCAGCCGTTGAGGATGTCGCCGTGATCGACGTAGAGCCGCTGGTTCGCGCCCACGAGTAGGTATAGGGCGCAGTGCCACCCGCAGCCGTGACCGTCACAGAGGCCGTCACAATGGTTGCTCCGGTATCGGTCTTGCTGACAGACGACGGGGCCACGGTGGCGGTCAGCGAACCGGGAATAGAATCGGCCGCAGCGGCCACGCCGTTGGTGGCTGGCTCGGTGGTCGAGGTATTGCCCGCATCCGTCCGCACGCGCACCCAGTAGTACCGAGTCGTCGTGTCGTTCTTCGGGATAAATACCGACGTTGCCACGCCCGACCAGATGCGGACAGCCGACGAGAATGGCGTAACCGAGGTGTGCTCGTATACTTCATACACCGAGCCGGTGGGCAGGACAGCCGGAGCAGTCCACGACAGATTAAAGCCGCTCGCCAAGTTCTTAGCGGTAAGGCCAGTCGGCGGAGCAGGAATATAGGTCGATGGTACGGGAGTACTAACCGATGTCGGGGTTTCGTAATCGCCCACGACAGGATCGCTCCAATCGCTCGAGTCTTCCTCGCGGACGACCAGTTCGATGAACCCTGCCGGGTTAAACTGCCACGACTCGCAGCGGACGTATTTGTTAGTCCAGCCTAACTCCGCAATCGTGATCTGCCCGACATCAAATGGGCGAATTTTGTAGGCCGACATTCCCGCGCGGATCGTTGCAATCGTGGCATTCCGCCCACGGCGCGAAAGCAGGATTGCATGACGCTGCGCTTCGTACTCATTGGTGCAGGCTGCGAAGTCAACATCCAGCCACGTCTGCTCGCCGTCGGCGGCCACATAGGATGTATTGATAACCGGCTGAAACTCCATCTGCTGCCAGTTCTTATCGGCATTCACAAATGATCCGCGCACGCTGTTGTAGCGGTTGTTGTAAGGCAATGCCGTTGTGACGTTTATCCCGCTGTCAATTAGATCGGATTCGTCAAGTGAGAATGACGACGACTGCCACGCGCCCGCGAACATCCGCCACTGACCGCCCGAGTAGTAGCACACGCCAGCCATTGCATCGACCAACTTGGTGATGTTGTCCTCGAACGAGTCTGTAGCGAGTAGCACCACATTGCACGTATACCGTTTCTGTGTAGCCGGGCCGGGTATGTTTACGAGTTCGTCGCAGATATCCGCAGCGTCAGCGACCAGCACCCAGTCGATGCGGTCGGTATCCTCGCCAAGCCCGAGCCGTGTGGAAATCAGATAGTCAGCAAGGCAGAGGGCAGGATTCGATGAGTAGGTAAACGTGGACGGATCATCGAGCCGCTGCGAGCCAACGCCGCCCGGCTGCGTAGAATCTAGACGCGGGTCATATACTCGCTTGCCTTCAACGAGCGCGGTCACTTCCGGCTTGCCCGTCTTGTACACCGTCTCATCGAACTGGTACGTCAGCGCAAGATAGCCAACCTCGCGTCCACGGTGGCCCGAAGTCCACTCGGTAAATGCTGTATTCAGTTTGTAATCGGCCGTCTGCTCATTGGTGCCACGATATGCACGCACCCATGCTTTATTGCTCCACGCGCCGCTTGTCACCTTGCCGTCGTCATCCGATCCGGTAATAGCCGTGATGGTGCCGATGGCCGTGCGATTGAAATAGATTTGGCCGATGCTGTTGAGTTCGTGACCGGACAGCGCCAAGACTTGATGCAAGTATTCGTTATTCGTGCCAGAGGTCAGCGGCGGAATCACGTTCATTCCAGAGACCAGCATCTCGCCGTATATGATTCTTCGAGGCTCGATGTTGCCCGAATACTCAACATCGTTTTGCGGCTTTGGAATTCTAGGAAGTTTGATTAGAGACTGCGTTACCTTTTTTAGCGCATACATACTGCCGCCAATACTGGCGACCGCAAAAAAAGACCCAGTAACGTATCCCGCTATGGCCGATCCGGTTGCATAAGCGACTGCGCCTGCAATCTGTCCAGCGACAACGAATATTGCTTGAGGCATTACCAGACCCCCATCACTGAAGCCTTCGGCAATGTCACCGGGCCATTCAAGCCAAGCGCCGCAACCGCGCGCCCTGTGCAGATGCCGAGCATTTCACGCCCTGCGTTCTCTACCAGCACGACATCGCCGCGCATTGGCCGAGTGCGCCGCATCTCGCCGAGGTACTCGCAGACCGCTGGGCCAATTCCGCCTTGCGCTTCGATGTACGCCAACGCGCTGGCCTCGTCGTGATAACGCGCGGCCAGTGCTTCAGCGTGGTGCGTGTCGTGCATCGCATCGTAAACACGCGCGGCAAAAAGACAGCAGTCATCCACGCCCCACGAAAACGCGCGACCCTCGTGCGCCTCGATGGTTTCCCACATTTTATCCAGCCAGTCTGCGCGCTTCATTTTTTAGCCGGTTGTCCGCCAGTACCACGCCCGCTGCCGTCAGTACCAGGCAAGCCGCCGCCACCATAGGATGCGTCACGATTTCCCCATTGGGAAATAAAGCCGGGAATCGCATAGACAAGATCGAAAAATTGATCGTTCGGGAAAAATATCTTCTGATCTTCGTCTGTGAATCTTCCAATGCGAGGCTCGCGGCGCAGTCTGTATTCGCAAGTCAGTTTGATATCTGCAACGCCCTTTGCAAGATTTAAGGACATTTGATTCATGCGACCTTCCCAGACAACCTCGGGCGTGTCGATGAATGTCCCGTCGGTTTGGTTGAGAAAGCCGAGATAAATAACCACCGAGCGATTCTGGTAGTTTTCTGTCATGGTCGTTGAGACCAAAGACGAATCGACGCCGGAAAGCGTCAAGGTTATTGATCTAGCGATAACCTCGATACTTTCGTCTACGATGTCGATTCCGCCAAACTTGCCCACGCCGTAGAAGGTTTCGGCTGCGGCCTCAAGGGAGATGTTCTCTGGTACTTCTGTTTGCAAATTGTCGCCGTCTTCCATGCGGAGCAGCCCGGCAAAGGTCAACTCACCAACGCCGTCATGGACGCGAACAACGCCGGAAGCAAAGTCCAACTCGGCGAGTACCACCATGTAGACCGATGGCTTGTCGGCCTCTGCGGCATTATCGCCGCTAACTATTCTGCTCACGCAATGTCCTCGATCAGTGACATTTCGACATCGCTAATGATGCCGGGACGGGTCGCCCACGATACCCGATCATCTGCAAGCATAAACCGCCCCATCGGGTTGCGGAAAATCACCGGAGTATTGTCAGCCGGTGAGGTTCGCAGCGTCGGCTCAAACATGAGGTAGCCCTGCCCCGATCCGTTCGAGTTAAGGTCGGCCGTCAACCGCTTGAGTTCGCCGTTGATCTCAACCCAATCGCCCGCCAGCGCCAGCCCGTTGGTAGAGGTCGGCAGGCCGTCGATGTTCAGAGCACCGCCGACTTGACTAGCCCCGTTGACTAACCCGCAGCGGGCAACCGAGGCGTAGGTAAGAAACTGGAAGTCGTTGGCCGCGCGTCCAGAAATGTAGTCGTAAAACGAAACGTGAGACGACGTGCCGGACGCTGTGAAGGTTTCAACGTACTTGCCCGCATCGGTGCGTGTAGTGCCAGAAAGAAGCCCAGATGCGCCCTGCGACGTGCCAGCCATAGCCGCCGCGCGCACGTTGCCCTTGCCAGCGCCGAGCACGAAGCGCACGGCATACGGGGCGGAGGTTACGGTGGTGAGTGCGGACTGGTAGGCGTAGCGGTCAGCGGTCACGCCCGTGCGGGTAAGCCGCAGCCCGAAGTGTGAGTCAGCCGACAGCGCCAACTCGGCATCGCTCGAGGCCCAGCCAGTCGTGTTGGTCACGGCGGCATTGTTGGTCAGCAATTCGGCATTGGAGAACGATCCCGCAAACGCGCCAGCCGGGTCGGAGAGGTGCAGCCGGTTGGCCCGACCGCGCAGTGCCGCAATAAGGGACAGCAGCCGCCGACGCTTGGCGGCAGATGGCGCGCGGAAGATCAGCCGACACGACCAGCGATTACCGGGCCGTGAGTACGTCCGCGTGGAGCCGGATAGAGCCGAGGAAAATACCGCCGTGTTGTCGATCAGCGACCATTCGACATCCGAGGCGACCAGATCGGGAGGCAATACGTAGTCGGTCATCGTCCCACCCCATAGCGCCGGTCGAGTTCTTCAAAGATGCGGCGGTTGTTCTCTTGCAGGATGCCCGGCAGTGCCGATTGCAGATCGGCCGTCGCGCCTCGTGCGTCTATATTGTACACCGGCGCGACAGTCATCCCGCCCATCATTGCGCCATTCGGCACGATGCCACCCGATGAGCCGGGCACGAACAACTCGGGGCCGCGCTCGCCAACGATGTACGGACGGCCAGCGGATACTGAACCGCCGGACGCGCGGCCTTGAATCGAACTAATTGCAGCCTTTGAGAAGTTAGCAAGAAATCCAGTCCCGCCCGTAAACATACTAAAGAAGGCGACCAGAAGTTGCTGCGATATGATCTGCGCGAGCATCTGCCGAATCATATCGACAAAGCCTCGAAGCATCCCGCGCAGTCCGTCTTGGAACGGATCAAACAAGAAAGCAGCGAAGGATTGCTGCATCTGGCGTGCGGCTTCTTCGGCGAATACCGTCAACTTCGATACGCCTTCCTCGGCACTATCGAATATCGTTTCGCCAAGTTCGCCGCCTCTTTCTAGTTCTTCGGCAAACTTGTCTCGCAGGTCAATAATCCCTTGCTCAATATCGCTCTCAATTTCTGCAATATATTTTCCTGCATCATCAACGCCATACAGAGCGCGCAGCGCATTCGGGATTGTTTCGGGTTTTGCTGCCGCGGATACTGATGGGCCAGCCTTTGCAACTGCCGCTGTTGCCGCACCTGGAATCTTTCCGCCAGCAACAGACCCTTGCACCATTTCAGAAACAAGCGCGGCGCTCGCTGCTGCGCCGCTTCCGCCCATGACGCTCGCTAGAAACTTCAAAATTGTATCTGGGCTTTTTACAAAACTTGAACGGCTGATTGCCGTGATGTTTTCTATTACTCTTGCCGTTACTTCTACAACCTTTGAAAATCCAGTTATTAGCGCACTAGTTAAAGTCTGCACAGATGAAACAATCGTTGGGTCTTTCAAAGCCATGTTTAGTTTTTCGATGGCCTTGCGTCCCTCCTCTGTCCCTTCTGCCGCTTTCGTTAATTTGCCAAATGCGCTAACAAGTACCGACCCGGTTAGAAACCCAAAGGCAAAATTCACCGCCTTCGCCGTCACCTTCGCGGTACGCTCAAGCGTTTTCATGCTTCGCATCGCCGAATTGATCGCCGCCTGTGTGCGATCAACTGCGGTGATTGTTACCTGTGCTTGCGCCATGCTCGCTCCTGGTCGTCCGCTTCCATCTTGCAAGCGGCGAGTAGGTGATAAAAGTCTGCCTCTGTCATGCTGAAAATCTGTTCTGGAAGGACGGACAACCGGAGGGAAAGGGCATAGACCGCCCTAAGTTGTCCGTCCTCCATCATTTTTTTTCGGCATCCTCCACGCTTTGCGGCGTGTCGTTCATCGCAGAAACGATCTTGGCGATCACCTCTGGGTCGTAGTTGTTCAGCAGTTCGATACGCTCGGCCTTGCTGAACACCCGTCGCCCCTCGACATCTCGCGCTCGGACAATCAGCGTCGTCGCCATTGCCTCAAGATCGAGTACCGTGGCATCGCCTTGTTGCTTTGCGAGCAGGAAGATTTCCCGCCGCTCGGCTAAGGTCATATCGGGCCAGTAGTAAATCGTGGTGTTCCACTCTGGAACCACGATTGGAATCAGAGTCTCCGGCGTGCGCCGGTCGGCAAACTGTGATTTTGCCTGCTCTTTCCAGTTCATAAATCCTCGCTATTAAGAAGCAGTCCCCGTGTTCAAAACACCGTTTCCGATGAAATTGAAAGTAATTTCGGTGATCGCGCCACGCTGCACATTGCGCGTGATTTCTGTCACCAACACGTTGCCGTAATAATAAACATCTGGATTTACTGCCCCCTCTGGATACAGGTTCAGCGCGATATTTGAGCCTGGAGCAAAAGCAACCTGACCGTTGGTATCCGTCTCATCCCAAAACGCCGTGACGCTACCGTTCCACGACGTAATCGCAGTCGTGTTGTAGGTCTTTGCAGTATCCGAGAGCGTGGTGTCCTCGGCATATTCTGCTGTCGCCGTGAATGAAAATCCGGTCACTTCGGCCACAGTGTTTGCGCCGATCTTGACCACTCCTTCTGAACCGTGATGGTTTGCCATTTAACTGTCCTCTCAAGAAATGATAGTTCCCGCATCAGTTTCCAATGTCCGATATGACACTCGAAACTGCATCCTTGCTGACCCAATCGGGGCATCCCCGCTAAAGTCGAGCGATATCTGCGTGTCGATTAACACGCAATCTTTCACCACTGCGCCGAGCGTATTGTCCGCACCGATGGCGTTCTCTACGCTTTCGCACAGTCTGTCGAGCCGGTCATCCAAATAGTCCGCATCTCGCGCCACGCACTCGATGACGACAGTCAGTTCTCGGTCGAACTTTCTGGGATACGTCAGCGTCGTCTGCGCGACAGTTTCGGTGTTGGTGTATACCAGCGCCATCGAAACTGTATCGGCTGGGATCGGATAGACACGCGACTTACTCACCGTGTCGGCTACTGCCGCATTCGTCAGAATCGTGACGATGCTATCTCTGATCGTTTTGCGTGCGTGCGCCATTATGGGTTGCCCGTCTCAAGTAGGATAAAGCCGCCGTTCTCTTGCAGCATATTCGTGCCGTCTTGCAGCAGCAGATTGTTTTCTTCTGGTGCCTCAAGCCCGGTCGTCACCTCAAGCGTGAGCACCGTTACGCCAGTGCCGTCTGCTTTGAAGTTGCGAACGATGTACTTGTCACAATCAATAAAAAGCAGATCGCCGAGTGCAGGCTTGCAGGGTAGCGCCGCCGTGGGGATCGTAAAGATCGGCACGCTGCTGCTGAATCCTGCCTCCGCGACATCGACGATCTGGTAAGCGTTGTCGAATATGCCGACGATGTTAAACCGTGCGCCCTTGTTCTTGTAGATTGCCGCCACGCCCCAGTCGGCTGCGGTAAACATCGAGCGTCTGTCAAAGTCGCTCTCGAAAGTCACGCGGGCGCGCTCAAGTCTGTAGTGGCCTCAAGTACCAGCACGGTCACGCCAGTGCCATCCGGCTGTATCTCGCGCACCGTGTAAATGTCCTGCCCGTTGATGATCTTGTCGCCCTCTGCCGAGTCTTTCGGCAGTGATGCGCTCGGGATCGTAAGTGCAATGCGCTCCGATGCGAACTCCGGTTCGGCTACTGCGACAGCCTGGTAAGGCGAGTCGAGAATGCCGCGCACGTTAAACCGCGTCTTTCCGCGTCGGTAGATAAGGTCGGTCGCTGCGTCCGAAAAGAACGCTCTGGTATCTGAACTGCTATAAACCGCCATATCTCACCGCCCACATTTCGCTAGTTGCGGTTGGCCCAATCCGCGATACCTCGCCAGAGAACACCGACCTAAAGAGTCGATCCCACTCGTGGTACGGTCTCGCAGACGGGTGAAGATTCACGCCGTCCCAATACGTCGGGTAGTCCGCCGCAGCAATCACTATCGTTCCGCGACATACCCGCTCAAGTTCTTTCAAGCCGGGAATTATATCCGGCTCAAGAACGTGCTCGATCACGTCAATGCACGTGACGACATCAAATGAATGATCCTTAAAAGGCAGTGCAGTGATGACCGCGTTGTGTACACCATCGCCGCACAACTCCGGCACGGCTTCAGTGCCGACCGCATCGAATCCCATCTTGCGCGCTGCGGTCAGTAGTTCGCCGCGCCCGCAACTGACATCGAGAAGAGAACCCGACAGCGTATCCAGCACAGAGACCACCGGAAAAAGCCGGTCGTCTGCCATGCCATAGTGCGAGTATTTCTTATAAACCTCGCGGTATTTCTCAATCTCTCTTTGGCGGGCGTCCACGTTTCTTTTCCGGTGAGAATACTTCGGTTAAAAAGTCTTGGCGAACATACTGCACGGCCATCTGCCGCCCAATGAGCCATCGACCAAAGCCATCATCGACCTCAACCACACGGCCGCGCTCAAGAGTTTGGCCGTTGTAAAGTCTTGACCGGATCATTTCGACTTTCATAGTCCCTTGAACACCTGTGTTAAACAACCGGACGCCACCCGAACCTTCTCGGGTTCTTTCATGTAATCACGAACTTTGACCCACGCTTGGATGTTTGACACGCCATCCTCAACGCGCAGATCGCCATTTTTGCTGTGCCAATATCTGCGGCTCGTCATGTAGTTGTCGCAGCCGCAGATGTAAATCTGCTCGAATCCAAGATACTCGGCAATCCATACGGCAGTGCCGCCGCTGAATCCGAAGTCTGGGCAGATGCCAGACCAAATATCGCACGCATCTTTATGGTGCGAAATCACCGGAGCGTGGCCCTGCAAAATCGGCCACAGTTCCTTGTCTTGGTAAACGATGTAATCCAAATTAAGCAAGAGAGCGTGCTGGTTCACTCCAACCAACACGCCCTCTCGCAGTAGCAAAGGCCGCACCGCTTTGAAGTCATTTACCAAAGCGGGGCCACCACCGAGGACAGCACAACGCTGTCCCCGGTGACGCCCTTCGTATGCGGCTAGATCAATCACTATTAGGTCGTGACGATCTCGTTGCACTCGGCGAACGACTCGGGGTGACGTACCGCGAAGTCGCAGTCGTGGAACGCAACCACGCGAACCGTACCGGCATTGCTGCCCGTGTACTGATCGACGAGGATGTCGATGCCCGACCACTGGCCGATCAGCAACTCGCTCCACACGCCAAAGATCATCGCCGACAGATTGCTTCCGGTGCCCTTCGAGAGGTTGGAAGGCATCTGCTGCGAGACGACAATCGGGTAGCCGTAGAGGTTGTTAACATCGGGGCCGAGGATGAAGTTGCCTTCCACGCCCGAAGTCTGCTTCGAGGTGGACGCCAACTTGGCCTTGACCTGGCCGTTCGTCAAGAACGCGGCCGCACCGTTGAGCGCGTTGTCGATATCGACTTCACGCACGAGGCTCGTCACCATCGCCCACGTCGGCGCACCGCCGTTCGTGCCGAGCGTCACCGAGCCAATGCCCGAGGTGTTCAGCACGCCGGTCGGCTTGTTGCTGCCCGAGCCAGCCACAGCGGCACCGTCCATCGCCACCGCAATCGAGGTCGCCAGGTCATTGCGGACGAGGTTCTCGATGTCGAGCGACGACTGGAGCATGAGCCGACGGCTGATGTCCACGTAGGCGCCGAGGGTCTTCGGCGACATCGTGACTTGATCGAACGCCGGGGCGTTGGTGCTCTCCGTCGGGGCCACGTTCTCAGCAACCCAGTAGGCGGCAGAGGCGGCGGTCTTACGCGGAATGGCAACGTTGCCCTGCAAGCCCGTGAGGAACTGCGCGCCGAGGGTGTTCAGCACCATCTTGTTACGCAGCACGTCGATGAACGAAGCGGCCAGCAGATCGGTCGCCACGGTGTTGCCAGCCTTGGCAGTGCCCGAAGCGGTCGAGGTCGTCAGATCGCGCTTGTACAGCACGTCCACCGGGACGAGCAGACCACGCGAGGTGCGGCCTTCCTTCTTCGCAGCAGCCTCGGAAACCTCAAACTCAAAACGAGCGGCTTCCTGCGCGGCACGATCCTGCGGGTTCGCAAGAGCGCGAATCGCCTTGACGAACGAGAAAGCGCGAACTTCCTTATCCGACAGGCCGACTTCCATATCGACGTTCAGCGGCTTGGAGGCCACCTTGTCGAGCAGGGCACCACGGAACTGCTCAATCGACGCGCCATCACGAATGGCAGACTCGCCAAACTCGCGCTGGCCGTGACGGCTGGCAAGGTCAAGAATAGCCGCAACGCGCTCGCGCTCGGCCTTTGCAGCGCCCTCTCGGGCGATATTGATATCTTCCATTTTTGTCTCCTTAACAAAAATTATAGGGTCAGCAGCCGGAGCCGGTGCGGGCGATTCCAAAGAACGCCCAACGCCGACGCTGGTATCTGCCGGAATTGAAACAATGCTGATCTCAAGAGGCATCCAACGGGTCGCGCGGTAAATCTCCCGATCACCTTGCTTCCCATCCGAAACCATCTCGTTAATGACGTAACCGACAGACACGTTCGACCGTATTCCGTCCTTCACGTCTTGATAGATTTCCTCGGCCCTTGCGCTTTTCCCAAAGCGCACGACTGCCCGCGCCACGCGGTCAGCCCCGAGGTTGATCTGCTCCACGACTCCGATCTGATCGGACATCTCGTGATCCACCAAAAGCGGCGCGCGGCCGCTTCCGATAAATTCTGTATTGATTGCGCCGGGCGAATGATCGAGCACTTCCATGCCCCAGCCGCGATCCACCGGCATCTCACTCGAGAACGCGAGTGTCGCGCGGCGGTCATCTGTAACCACGCGCTCGAACACCGCAGAGCGAAACACGCGGTCGGTTGGCCCCTTGCGCTTGCCCGGTCCAACGTAGTCGGGATCGCCCGGCTCATGGCCGTAGATATCCTTCGGGCGCGCTGCCTCTGCCACAACTTCTGCGGCTTCTTCGGCGGCTTCCTCGAAAGCCTCGATCTGCTCGTCGGCCTCTTCGCTTTCGTCCATGTCGTACTCCGACTTGGCGAAAGTCACCGTCACCGTCGCTTCGTCTTCGACGACAGCGATCACATGGCGCTTTTCTATCGTGTCCATATTTCGGCCCTCATCTTCTCGATCCAGTTCTTCGCTCTTGCGATTAGCCCAGGTTTTGCCGGGGTCTCCACCCCAGAGCGCCCACGCGATACGGCCCGCCGAGGGGTAGCCCTCTTCGCCGGGGCTGAAGCCTTCGGCCTCTTTATCGACTTCGTGTCTTGCAAAGTAACTCACCATCCTTCGGACTGTTTCGGGCGAAAGATTCGTCCGATTCTTGATGTCACGCGCTCGGGCCACACCGACGGCTGTACCGCCGCGCCCGAACTCTTCACGCCAAGCAAGTCCGCGCTCGGCCTCTGCTGCCATCGCCTCTGTAGGTTTTAGATCAACGGCCATTATTCCAACCTCAAGAACGATTCTGCGCTTGTTGTCAAGGTGAGCGCAACTACACGCACCGTGCCGTCGCTGCCCTTTACCTTGATGGTGAGCGTCGAGTTGTCCGTGATCTCAAAAACCATGTCGCCGTTGCTGGCTGGAGTTGCACTCGCGGCTGGCTTATATGTCACCGCACTAATGCTGCCGCCCGTGATCGCTACGGCGCTCGCATTCTGCGTGGACATCGTGCCGAGGCCCGATACCGCCGTGTTTGCAATGGCAATATTTGTATTCGATGCGGCAGTCAGTCGGCCCTGCGCGTCCACCGTGAAGGTGCCGACTTGCGAGGCCGAGCCATACGATGCTGCCGTCACTGTGGTATTGGCGAGCGCAATCGACCGATTCGCAGTCAGATCGCCGCCGCCGCTCAAGCCAGTGCCAGCCGAAATCGTGATGGCAGATGCCGCAGCGCCGAGGCTTGTCAGTGCAGCCCCCGCCGTCGTAGCACCCGTTCCACCATTCGCCACGGCCACCGTGCCGGTGACATTGGATGCAGTGCCGGTGGTGTTTTGGTTCAGAGTCGGGACGTCTGCCGCCTGTATCGCGGCCATCACCACATTGGTGCCGTTGCCTCGCAGATACTGGCCGCTGGTTACAGCGCCAGCAAACGCATTCATCGCAGCCTGCGCGCTCGTCTGCCCGCTGCCGCCGTTCGCAATCGCTACCGTGCCGGTGACGTTTGATGCCGTGCCGGTCGTATTCTGGTTCAAGGTCGGCACGTCACCGGCTTGAATAGTCGACATCACCACATTCGTGCCATTTCCGCGCAGATACTGACCGCTCGTCACGGCACCGGCAAATATATTCATCGCAGACTGCGCGGAGGTCTGCCCAGTGCCGCCATTAGCGACGGCAAGAGTTCCGGCTAGGGTAATCGTCCCGGCCCCTGTAATCGGGCCTCCGCTCGTTGTAAGGCCGGTCGTGCCGCCGCTGACGTCAATGCTCGTGACCGAGCCAACGCCGCCAGCGGGCACCCATTCGACGTCCGTGCCGCCGACGTTGACCGCGAGCACCTTGCCCGCGTTGCTGGAGTACGACGGCAGAAGGTTAGTCCGCGCGCCCGATGCGCTCGATGCGCCCGTGCCGCCATCGGTCACGGCAAGGTCGGTAATCCCCGAAATCGTGCCGCCGGTGATCGTGCCGCCGCTGATCGAGACGTTGTTGGCATTCTGGGTTGACATCGTGCCAAGCCCAGAAACCGCCGTGTTCGCAATCGAGATCGCGCTGTTTGCCGCCGCAGTCAGTCGGCCTTGAGCATCGACCGTAAAAGTCGCAACTGAACTCGAAGAGCCATACGATCCGGCGCTCACCGCAGTATTGGCGAGGCTGATCGTGCCTGTGGCCGTAATCGGCCCGCCAGTTAGTCCTGTGCCGGTTGCAACACTCGTTACGGTACCAACTTGCGGCGCAGCAATCGTAATACTGCCCGCGCCGTTCGTAATCGTGATGCCAGCGCCAGCAGTAAGATTGGCATTTTTCCAGAGCGAGGTCGATGCGTCATAAATGATTAACTGCCCATTGGCGGGTGAGTTGATCTGTACGTCGTGGATTTCGTCGAGTTCGTAGCCATTCTGCACGCGGACGTAAATCTGTCCGTTGCCAGCATTGGCACGCTCTACTACACCAATATAAACAAGATGATTCGGTGCTTTCGGCTTCGTCGCTGTAAAAGTTCCGGCTGTCGCACCGAGGTACAGCGTATCGCCTTCGCTATAGGCGCTCGTGTCAATCTTATCTAGTACGCCTTGGCAGATAACAAGACCGTTTGCGCCTTGCGCGATATTCTCCGCAGCAAGCCCAAAGGTTTTGGCCGATGTCGCGTCACTCGTGTTATACGCCAACTTGACCGATGCTTTGTTGCCGGTCGCCTGGTACAGATAAACCGCTTGCCCTTTGTTGATCTGGAAAGACTCGGCATTGTGAACGTAGGCATACATTTGCTGCCCGAGTTCCGCCTGCACGTTTCCGCCCACCATGCCAATCTGCACAGTGCCCGTGTCGGGATTCCATGCAAGACGCCGTGTTGCGTCAGCCGCGCCAGCCGCAGCGAAGTCGATATACGTCGGCGTGGCAATGCCGCCGGTCAAGCCGTTCATCGAGGTGATGTCGCTGTTCGCGCCCTTCTTGGCCGCTTCCGGCCAGCCGGTGCGAACGATCACCTCGGTCTCGCTTTCCTCGATGATTACCGAGTTTAATTGCTCATCAACAACCATGTTCGTTGATGAGTCGTTAACGATCAAATTCTGATTTGTTTCGTTAACGATCAGTCTCGTGCTCACCGAGTAACCTCCGCGTCAACGGTGAAACATCCTTGGATAAGGCGCGTTACCGTTCCGCCGCTAGAGACCACCTCAAGGTCATAGACGTATTCGCCCGCAGTCACCGCAGCCGTATCGGTCGCAGAGACCAAAAGCGTGATCGTGCCCGCAGCGCCGCCAAGTGTGATGCGGCTGTTCTCTGTGGTCAGAGACAGCAGCACGGTCGAAGAGTCAGCCGTCGCACGTACTTGCATTCGCGCGGTGTAACCCGTCAAGTTCACCGGATTGGCCGATGAATCCTGCCACGTCAGAATGCGCGAAAAGGTTGCGCCTTGATCGCAAACGATGTCGTAGTTAGCCGCCATTTGTCACCCCACTTGCAGGCGCGGGTTCTAAAAAGAACTCCGCAGGCTCGATGGGATCGACCATCTTTCGAGCATCTTCTGCGCTGATCGGGAAAGACTGAATAAGAATCTGAACCGCGCTTTCCTTTGGCAATATGCCTTCGCGTACTTTTTGCAATATGTCGATCATTGCAGTGATCTGCACGCCAGTGAATGCCTGCTCGGCGTCGCTCGCCACTGCGCCCGCACTGTCTGGCGCGATCTTATCGCTCAATTCAGTTTCCGCTTGCTGCTCAAGCAAAACGTCCTCAAGGTCTAGGCCACGCTCTGCAAGGGCTTGTGTCTTTGTCATCAAGCCGTTGTTAATGGCAAGAATCTGTGCCTCGGCTTCATTGCGAGGATCGACCCATTGCCAGCCACGAGGCACCCAGATCGTCGCGCTGAACTTGACAAACTTGCTTGCGGGCAGATTGACCACGCCAGCGTCAAGCGTCTGCCGCAGCCAGCGCAGATACACCGGCTGGCAGAAATGCTCAATCACCCAGTTCTGCACCATGCGCCAGTGATCGCGCTCTTCAAGCAAGCCCTGCCGAATGCTTGAGTACGAAACCGCCTCAAGGTCATTCGCCAGCGACGTATACGAAACGCCGAGGCCAGACGCAATGCCGCGAAGCATGGCCTTTTCGAAATCTCGGAAAGCCGTGCTCGGGTGCTGCGGGTCGTAAGACTTGAAGTCTACGCCAGCGGGCAACTGCGCGAACTGTCCAGGCTGTACGTCCATCGACAGCGAGCCGTCGGTGTTGTTGCCATCGCCCTGGTACTCATCGCCGCTTTCGCTGACGAAAAATCCCATCTTGCTGGCCGAGATACGCGCGGCGACTAGTTCCGCCTCCTCGTATCCGCCCAGCATCTTGAGGCGCGTCATCGCCGTAGCCGTCCACGGTGAGCCGCGATTCTGTCCGATGCGATCCGGCCGGAATGCGTGAATCATCCGGTCAGCCGGTATGCGCTCGGTGCGCGGGTTCGTGCTGCCGATCTGGTAGTCATCGGGCGGGCGCACACGAACGTGATAAGCAACCGGCCTACCCGCAGCGTCCACCTCGATGCCCATGCGAATCTGCCCGCCGTTGGCGAGAATCTCGTTCTTGTCTTGGTCGATCAGATCGGGGTCAATGAACTGCAATCGGAAGCGGAAAGGGTTTGCGTTGTCCTCCACAAAAAGCACAAAGCATTCGCCATCGCGCGCGACCGATTCGATGAACACGCGCTGCGCGTCAATCCACGACAGCCGACCATCGACCGTGCAGACGCCCGGTTGGCCCCATGCGTAGAACGCTGCCTCGAGTTGCTGGTTCGCAATTTGATCCAGCGCGCCGGTTAACTCCCGCGCACGTACTTGCAGCGTGATCCCCTTCGGCCCGACTACGTTAGTCGAGACTAGGTTCAGATACCGCCGCGCGTAGTCGTTATTCTGGCAAAGGTCGCGCGAGCGAGCGCGCATCGCTCGCAGAGCGTAGCGCAGATCGCTGTCGGCGGTCTTTGTTTGGGTCATCCAGTCACTAAACAGTCGGCCGGTATTAGCAGCCTCGAATCCTCGCTTGCGAGAGGGCTTCGGCGTGCGCTTGAAAATGTCCAATATGCTCATGCCGAAAACCTCACGCGAATCGTGGCATTGGTGCCGAGACCCTTGCGAATCTGCTCGGCTCGCTGCTCGCGTACCACCTCACCCTTTAACCGCTCGCGCTCGACATAAAGATCAGCGCGATTCCAGCGCGACAGCGACCGGCCCGCAATCGAGTAGGACGCGGCTGCAATGTTAGTCGGGTCTTTTAGATAGGTCTCGATGTTGTCGAGCGCGATCTGTGCAAACGAGCGCGGATCGACAGAATCCGTGCTGCGATTGGGCGCAATGTCGAAAACGCCGCGATCCACCTCGACGCGGGCAGAGTCCGACGTGCGGGTGATGTATGCCACCCAGTGATACCGTCCCGGCTCGTAATCGTCGGTCGTGTTTGATACCACCTCGACCGTATACGCCGTTGTCGATCCTGTCGTGCTAATCGCAATACGCTCGCCGGTAATCTCGCGGCGCAGCACGTAAGACAGACTGTAAGCCGATGACGGGTAATCCGTCACAAGGTCGGTGCGCTTCCATGCCCACAGATCGCCGATCTGCAATGAGGCAGGCTCGCGCGTGGGGTAGTTTGCGGAATCAAAAAGATTAGCCATAGACCACCCCGCTCGACTTACTGCTTCGGCGCGTCATCTTTCGGCAGATGCGGCTCGACCTGTTCGCGCAATTTTAACCACAAGCCGTGCGCGTTGGAGGATGTCGGCAACTGGCCGAGCATATTGACGATTGCAACGGCCTCGGAAAGTTCCACCTTCAACTCGATCTCTTGCATTACTGCACCCACGGAAGCGGAGGATACACAATCGGCGGATTCTTCTGGTTCTCGATCTGCTGTGCGACCGCCGCCTCTGTGGCGTCCTTGTCTACACCGCTTGCCCATATCCAGCCGAGAACCTGGTCTTTTGTCAGATCAGCATACGGCGTGAAAGACTCGCCCGACGGCTGGAAAGAGGCCGTGCTGTAGACCGATCCGCTGTAGTTATCCTCGGAGCCATTGCACTGCCAATGCGCCACGATGACGTAATCCGCGCCCTGCTCGGACTGCGGCAGGCAGTCGAGGCGGGAAATGTTCCAGTTGTATTCGATCATTTTTTGATTTCCCAGTAATTTCTATTAACGACATACGCATACACGCAGCAAGCGGCTAGCGTCAGCCACCAAAGGTTGACGTACCACAACGCCCACACCCCGACCAGTTTGACGCCGACCATCACGGCCAGCGGGTCGAACTTGGCAAAGAGTTTCGCCAGCACGGGGTTCAGTTCCCGCCCGTTTTGCTTGAGTACCGTCAAAGTTGTGTACACATCGGCGGCTTGCAAAAGGCAGAACAAGATTAGTAGGCCTGTGTTCACTTGGCCTCCAGCGCGGCGACTTTGGCCTCAAGCGATTCGATACGCGCCATCGCTTCTTGCAGGGCTTTGACCGCCTTCATGTAGAGGATCGAATATTTGACCGACTTTGTGGTCGTGCCGAGGTCGTTGTTTTCTTCGTCACGATCCGCATCTTCGCTTACCAATCCCGGCGAGGTTTGCTCAAGTTCCTGCGCGATAACACCGATCTGCAATGGAGCGTCCGGCGTGCGCTTGAAACGATACTTCCGAACCCGCACGGATTTGATGTCATCCCATTGAGACGCGGCATCTTCGATGTCTTGCTTCAACTTTAGGTCTGAAATTGCCGCGTAAGAGCCGTTTGTATTTTTTACGTCGCCGTCGGCGTCAACAGTGAACTGATACCCGCTGCCAGCAATAGCGCCAGCAAAATGATACGCGCCAGCGGTTGGCCCGGCAGGGAATTGCGAATACAAATTTACAACAGATGCGCCTGTGCTAGTTGTTCTTACAATTATGTTTATATCGTCTTTATCGCTGCTAAATTCATACCTGTCGTTTGTTGAATTGGCATAAGTTCCCGTATTGCTGGCTTTGAAGAAACCCCCCGCCGTGAACCGGCCGCGTTCGGTGTTGTTGGTGAGGAACAACATCGCGTTGTTGTTGATTTGGTTGATGTACATATTGGAGTCGCCGGGATACCCGACATATCCAGCACGCGCATCACTCCCCCACAAACTCAACAATGCCGCAGGATTTGATCCTTTTGCGGTGTCAGAGTCCTGAATAATTGCTTCGCCAGTAGCCCCTGCAACATGCAGCCGCGCAGTCGGACTCGCCGTGCCGATGCCCAAATTCGTCCCATCAAACACCAGCACCGACCCACTCGTCGCCACCTTGCTGCCGTTCAGGTACAACACGCCGTTGGCGGTGCCGCCG